GCGTGAGATTCCATTTATTGAAGATGTTGTAAACGGTACAATTAAGAAACTGACTGAAACCCTGAACGAAAGATTGAAGGAAAGATAAACATGGCTGTTATTATCCCGATTCTTTCACAATGGAATCCCAAAGGTTTAGACAAAGCAATAGCTGACATTCAAAACGCTGGCTCAGGATTTGATAAGTTCTCTGTCGGTATTGCGCAGGCTTCCAAAGTTGCATCTGTGGCATTACTTGGACTTGCTGGCACTGGAGTTGTTTTTGCTAAAGCCGCCGCTGATGATGCTCAGGCCGCAACTGTTTTGGCAACTACCTTAAAGAACACTACGAATGCAACTAATACCCAAATTGCATCTGTTGAGAAATTCATTACTGCGCAGGGCAGACTTCTAGGCGTTACAGATGATGAACTTAGACCTGCACTTGGCAAGTTAGTAACTGCCACTGGTGACATAACTAAGGCGCAAGAACTTGCATCTTTAGCAATGGACATAAGTACGGCGCGTGGAGTTGATTTAGAAAGCGTTAGCCAAACCCTTGCAAAAGCATATGGCGGTAATTTCACTGCACTTAAGAAACTGATTCCCGGACTTGATGATGCTGCTCTTAAATCTAAAGACTGGACAATAATCCAAGCGGAACTAAATAAAGTGGTGGGTGGTGCTGCTGCTGATGCCGCTAACACTACGGCTGGTCAATACAAGATTTTCACAACGTCATTGCAAGAAACCAAAGAAGCCATAGGCGCAGGTTTGTTGCCACTCTTTAATCAATTGATCCCAGTATTATCTAGCGTTGCTGCATACATTCAGGACAATTCAACCGTGGTCTTAGCTCTTGCCGGGGTAATCGGTGGGCTGGCTGTTGTAGTCATTTCAGTCAATGCTGTACTCAAAACATTTACCGCTATAACTCAACTTGCCACTGCTGCTCAATATCTTTTCAATCTTGCACTTTCAGCCAATCCAATTGGTCTGGTAGTTATTGGTATTGCTGCTTTGATCGCTGGATTAGTTTTGGCTTACAACAAATCTGAAGTCTTTAGAAATGGCGTTGATGCGTTATTTGAAAACTTAAAAGTATTTGTTTCATTTTTGATAGATACTTTTGTAGCTGGGTGGAATGTTGTCATTGCAGTAATCGGTAAAGCCAAAGATGCTTTAATATCTTTTCTTGATTTTGGAACTGCTTTTATTGATGCAGGTAAAGCCATCGTGGATGGTTTGAAGCAGGGCATTATGGATTCATGGGAAAGTTTTAAGTCCTTTTTCATAAATCTAATGGGTTCACCTATTCAATGGGCTAAACAAATTCTAAGGATTGCATCACCTTCAAAAGTCTTTGCTAACATCGGTGAAAATGTAGTTGCAGGCTACATACAGGGCATTGAAGGCATGAGTAACGCACTTCAAGGAACTATGTCAGGAATGGCAATAGATTCAACTGTTGCTTTCGCTGGTGGAATTTCTGCGCCATCTTCAAGCGGTAGTTCTGCCGGCAACGTCTACAACATAAACGTGAACGCTGGCATGGGTACTAACGGAGCACAAGTTGGTAAAGAAATCGTTGATGCAATTAAGCGGTTTGAGAAAACATCAGGCCCAGTCTTTGCGAGTGCGTAAATGACGGTCTCTGCCACAACAGTAGAACTTGGCTTTGATCTCAGTGGTCTAGGTGGCAACTTCTTCATCTTAGATAGTGCCGTTCAAGGTGTATTAGACAACACAGAATATACTCTTGGTGGAACTTTGTTCTATGACGTATCTCAATACGTTCGATCAGTTTCAGTTAGGCGTGGCAAATCTCGTCAGTTAGACAGATACACCGCAGGAAACGCATCAATAGAACTAAACAACAACACACGCGCATTCGATCCACAAAATACGAGTAGTCCGTTCTATGGGCAAATCATTCCTAAGCGCACAGTCAGAGTTTCAACAGGTGGCTCAGCTATCTTCTACGGCGTAGTAGATGACTGGAACCTAAACTATGACTTATCTGGTTTATCAACAACAACGGCAGACTGCGTAGATGGCTTCACACTTCTAGCACAGGGCGCGCTTTCAGGACATACAGCAATCTCAGAACTTACAGGCGCAAGAATCAACGCTGTTCTAGATCGTGGTGAAGTGAACTGGCCTGCTGCCTTGCGCGACATAGACACAGGCTCACAGACACTTCAGGCTGATGTTGTTTCTGATGGAACTAATGTGCTGGAGTATCTGCAACTGGTAACAAGTTCTGAGCCGGGATCGTTATTCATTGGCAAAGAAGGATTCTTGTATTTTAAGGATCGAACCGTTGCCCCAGTTTCATCTGGTCAAGTTGTGTTCGCTGACGATGGAACAGGTGTTGCTTTCAATGATGTCAAGGTCATCTATGGGTCTGAACTTCTTTACAACTATGTGCAGATTCAAAGAGCTGGCGGTGGAACTGCCATAGCCCAAGATAATGATTCAATTAGCAACTATGGACAACAGGCACTAATCGAATCTGGTCTGCTTATGAATACCGATTTTGAAGCTGAAAATCTTGCAGACTATTTATTAAGCACCTACAAAGACCCTGAGTACCGCTTTGAAACTTTATCGGTGCAATTGGAACGACTTTCTAATGCTGATGAAATCAAAGTTCTAGGTTTAGAAATAGGTAGTGTCTGTCAGATCAAGTTCACGCCAAATCAAACAGGCACACAGATCAGCCAATACGCATCAGTAATCAAGATTGAACACGACATTAGACCGCTAGAGCATCGCGTGACCTTTGGGTTCCAAACCCTTGATTATGCTAGTCTGGTTCTTGATGACCTTGAATTTGGTTTACTCGATGACGGACACTTAGGATACTAAAGATATGGCATTACAAACATTCACCGCAGGTCAGGTTTTAACAGCTGCGCAAGTTAATGCGTTGCAGGCTAACGATTACAACCAGACAGTAAGCACAAAGACTGATTCTTATACGCTTGTTGCTGCTGATAAAGGCACACGAGTTGTAATGAATAAGGCAACTGCAACCACGATCACGGTCAATACAAGTCTCTTTAATGCTGGTGACACTCTGTTTATTCAGAACATTGGCGCAGGTATTTGCACGATCACCGCAGGAACAGCAACAGTTTCTACTACTGGTTCATTAGCCTTAGCGCAAAATGCTGGTGGTACTTTATACTTTACGTCAGCAGGTGTTTCCATTTTCTTTACAGGTGGTGGCTCAGCAAGTTTTGATGATGCAAACAACATATTAGCCGTACAGGTTTTTGGATAGGAATATAAAATGGCAACGTTTACTAAGACACTTTTATCAGGTTCAACGCAAGGCAAGGCAATCAAAATTACTGCCACCACTTCTGGTAGTGCTGGTACGACAATCCACGCAACGGGAACTTCAGCAACAACCATTGATGAAGTCTGGTTATACGCTTACAACTCATCGGCATCTGCTGTTTTATTAACAGTTCAATGGGGCGGAGTAACTGCGGTTGATAATGAAATCAAATTATCAATCCCAGCTACATCAGGACTGACTCTAGTTGTTCCCGGTTTAATTTTGACTGGTACTGGATCAGCCGCAAATACAATCGCTGCCTATGCTGCCACAACTAACTTAATCACGATTTCAGGATATGTAAACAGGATTGCGTAATGGCTAACCCTTTACACCGAATGGTGTCATCTAGTCAAGTAAGTACTTGGATTGGTCAAGGTACTGGAAACTTAAATGTTCCATCTCGTGCTACGTCAGCCGTTGAATACTTAATCATCGCTGGCGGCGGTGGCGGTGGCGACAATGAAGGCGGTGGCGGTGGTGCTGGTGGCTATCTTAATTCTGTCACTGGCGAAACTTCTGGCGAGAACTCTACAGCTGCTTCCAAATTAGTTTTTGAAGTTGGCGTTTCCTATTATTGTTCTGTTGGTGCTGGTGGAAGCCGACCGGGTGTTGCCGGTTCCCCTTCTTTTATTGGGCCTGTTTATGCTGTTGGTGGTGGTGGTGGTGGTTCTAGAACTGGTGGCCCAGCACCAAGTACCGGAGGTTCAGGTGGTGGCGGACAACACAATACTAGTGGCGCTGCTGGAACATCAAATCAAGGTTTAGCTGGCGGTAACGGTGCAAGTTCTATGGGAGCTGGTGGTGGTGGTGCTGGCGCTGTTGGTGTGAATGCTGGTGGTTCCGCTGGTGCAGGTGGCGCAGGGCTTTCTTCTTCTATAACAGGGAGTTCTGTTGCACGCGGTGGCGGCGGTGGCGGTGGCGGATTCGCTTCCAGCGGTGCCGGAGGAACTGGTGGTGGCGGAAGCGGTGTAACAAACGGCACAGTTAATACTGGGGGTGGCGGCGGTGGCGGACAATCCTCTCTCAACGGTTCTAATGGTGGTTCTGGTGTCGTAATTTTGAAGTACCCTGATACATTCACTTTGACTATTAGTGCAGGTCTAACTTCTTCAAC